GTCGTAGGGTAGTGCTTCAAGTATCTCGTAGATGTAGTCGCTGTACGGCGTTGTAACCGTCCGCGTCCGTAGTATCTGCGCCCACCATGCTTTGGGATGCTGCACCGGCATCGGCACCGACAGGATAGGCATCCGCATAAGAAACGCGGCTTCGTGCGTGTCCGGGTCGTGGATATGGGCGTCAAAATCTTCCGCCGATACGTAATTTACGTCGTAAACCCATGCCGTAACGTTTGTTGCGTTGTCTATCCGAACGAATATTGTCACGCGGGGCTTGAATATCGCCGATGTTCCAATCTGGGGTACCCAATCCGCTACTTGAACAGTGCCGCCGCCCGGCAAATCCATCCATTTTGCGTATGTGTAGGCGTATGTTATCGGGCCGAGCTGCGGGTCTTCGGCGATTATCGCCAGCTCCCGGAACCAAAACCCCGCGTCAGTGCTGTTTACGACAAATTCCAGCTTCGCCCAGCCCGAGCCGGTCACTTTTGCCGACACTATGGGGATTTCATCGACGCGAACGTTCCCGATTTCTTGCCGGTAGTCCGTCGCCTCGTAATCTCCCATCTGAACGTGTAGGAATTTCAGTTCCTGCCCGGTCTGCACCTTTGCCATCAGGAGCATACCGGCGTCGGTCAATTTAGAATGATAAAATTCTCCCACTTAAACACCGCCCTCAATGACAATTTCAGGGTGCATATACAAAAATGATGCGTAATACCACGGCTGCTGGTCGATTTCAGCGTCGGCAAGCCTCGGCCCGATTGTTTGCGTTATGCCTTGCGAAATTCCCGTTCCGATATAAAGGCTGCAAATATATTTCCGCACAATCTCGATTTTTTCGAGCCATGACCGCGTATTTTTTACCGAAAATATCGCGTCTATCAGCGTCAGAATGTTAGAGGCCGACACGTTGGTAATTTCTGTGGCAACCTTGAACCGATACGGCAGCCCGTCGTAGTCGAACCACTCCGAAACCACCGCGTCAGAGAAAACGGCGGTTACTATTTCCTCAACGACGGACGGTGTACCCTTCCGTGAGTGCCAGTCGAGGCTTTTTGCGACCAATTCCTGTTTTAATTCGAGCGGGAAGTCCGGGTCGTAAAAATCTACGTGAAATTGCGTTGCCAAACTATCAATTAACGTTTCGTCTGTGATTAATTTGTTCCGCAAACGGTGTATGATAGCCAGATACGGGATATAACCGACAGTATTTTGCAGCTCCGCGTCGAGAGCCTCCGCAGCGGCCATGACATCGGGGTCGCTGGCTATCGACGGCGGCAATAAATCCTGCAATTTAATCGTCTGTATATCACGCACGGCTATAACCTTCTTTCAAGTCCCCCGTAAATCACGTTTGTTTCCATATCAAAGTTCACTAATTGCGGCACTTGCCCCTGTTTAAGGTTCGTATAAACCGGCGATTCAACCTCCGTGCGCCTTGCCCCCGCGTCAATACAGAGTTGAACGAGCTTGTCTGGTATGATGGGGCGGGCTAACATGCCGTGCTGCCACTCTATATATTCACGTACCGCCGCTTCGACCGCTGCTTGTATCTGTACGGCCTCCGTCGCCCGGCTGACGTCAATCCAATATTTCATTTTTATCTCATACGGCACGGGTTCTGGCGGCAATACGTGGAGAAAATCCGTCAGCGGGCGTCTGTTTCTATCGTTACAGATGGCATAAACCGCGTCGAGAATGTCCTGCGATGGGATTTTCCCACCTTCCAGCAGAGGAACGACGTTCACGTTGCCGGGGCCTGTGCCGGTTTCGCGGCATAACTCCATGAAACGCTGATACCATATGACGGCTTCGGCTTCGTCGATAACGGCCAGCCCGTCAGCCTTGATTTCTTCCAAAAACAGCATGAATAATTCATGGTCGAGGTCTGGCATCCACACGTCAACGTCCACAATGGCCGGGTTCGCGGTTTTGGCCCAGAACCAATACGCCATATCGGGTCCGGCGGTAGAAAAACTCTCCGGCACGGCACGGACGCGCTCGCGGTAGGCTTCAAGCCCTTCCAAATCCGAACCGCCTTGACTTTCGGTGACGTTTGTCGCGCTTTGCACGAACGGCGGGCGGTTTATAACTTGCAAAATCTGGCCGGGAACCATGCCGTTGCCCTTCGCGCCGAACTCGTCGCAGATGGCAAGCACCCTGCCGGTTAATTCCCCCGCCTCTATTTCCAACGGCGCGACGGTTGCGAATGTAAGGTCGCCGGTTGTGATGCGTGTATATTGTGCGATTGTTGTGACTGAACTGCGGGCTTCCGACAGCGTAAACTCCACCGTTGTCATTGCCGCCGTGGGCTGCAAACGGTCGCCGCGTGTTCCGTAGAGCCAGCCGAGGTCTTCTATTGTGGCATTACCGGCGTATCTTAATAAATTCGATTTGCCGGTCATATCTATCAAAATATTTTGCTGGACAATCATCAGCGCGACGGCCTGTAAGAATAACCGCCGGGGGTCGCCGGGGTATAACTTAAAATCCGTCTGACCGGCAGCGCGGGCCGCAGCTTCAAAACCCGTTATGACAGCAGTTTCAACCCTGCTTGAACTAACATCGGCAAATTGTACGTCCGGCAACGGCATCTTATAAATTCACCTCGACTGAAACGGCGGGGATTATCCAGCCTTCCATATTCTGCTCATTATCCTGTATAAACCTTATCCCTGTTATTGTTGCTCGTGGCTCGTATTTCCGTATGGCCTGAAATACCTCCGAGGCGAGCTGCGCCTGTGCAACTTCTATTGGCTTGTCCAGCAGTGAATAATCAATAAACCATGAGCGGCGGAGCGGAACGGTCATTTTCGGCGTTTGCAATATCATTGCAACATTTTGCAATACTTCGTCAACGCCGGTTGCGCCGAAATTTATTTTGCGTTTGCGCCCTATGACCTCATACGTCACGCCGTCAGCCCCTCTAAAAATATTCCTTAACTGTCAGCGACATTTCCGCCCACTCAATTTCGCCCTTGCTGTTTACCCATGTAAACGTCGTTTCGCAGCTCTCTATGTACCAATCGCCGTCGCTTATAGGTTTAAGCCCCAGCAGCAGCGGCGCGTGTGTCCCCTCGCGGACGATTTTCTCGATTTTTTCTATTTCCTTGCGCGGATTAATCCCCAGCGTGTTTGACAGCTTTATCGTGAATGATATTTCACCTTGCCCCGGCCCGATAAATTCAGGGCGCGGGTTCGATTTTATCGGCTCGTGGACTTGCCAACGCCCGCCGGTTTTCTGCGTCCACTCGTCAAACGTTCTGACGGCCTTATTGCTGACCTCAAAAACAAGGTCTCCCAGCGTTCCGATTTTTGCCATGCCGCCACCTCCTACGGGTGACCGTGATGGTTTGAGTTACCCGCTACGTCAAATATAATCCCTGTTGCGTTTATATTTCCGTCAACCGCGACATCGCCTTTGATGTTCACATTCGCGGCCTCGATATTTACAGTTGTGGCCTTAATATCTATCGTTTCGGCTGTAACCTTTGCGCCCTTGCACTCTACCTCAACATAATATTCCGAAATAATCCGCGCGGTATGCGTGTTCAGGTTGTATTCAATCAGCGTTCCGTCCTCATACTTCGTGTAATATATCCCCGCTTCCTGTTTCGGGGGCATATTACGCGCCGTATAAAACGACCCTAAGATGTAACCTTCCTCAATTCCTGTCGGCAGAAACGCGCATAGAACGTGTTCGCCAACTTCCGGCAGGGTGTAGGTCTGTGCATTTACCGTGCGGGGCTGTAAAATCTGCATATCATATGAAACCATTTCGTCGAGGTCATCGAACGCTACCCGGCATGAACATGTATGTTCGCAGCGGCTTGATACTTGCCCTATGCGTATAACATCGCGTAACTTTACCGGACGCATTATTTCACCTCTAATATCCCAGAACTTTATGGGCCTTAATGCTCGTGGTATATCCCGAACCGCTTATTGTATGGCTCACCGAATCGGCCAAATATTTTGCGTCGAACTTGCCGAACCCTTCGATTTCAAACGTTATCCCGGCAGTAATTTTGGGATTGCCTACGAGTGTTAAGTCGCATTTCCACTCGTTCCTGTTCTGCGCCCGGAGTGCCTTTTGCGCTCTCTGTTTTGCGACCGCGTTTGCGTCTGAACGAATATCGTTGAAGTCGTCTATCGGCGCGGTTTCTGTCGGCTCTTTTGGTTCGAGCATGCTGTCATCTGGTTTAGGTAAGGCTGTACCAACAGAAGATGATGTTTTAGGCGGAGCCGCCGCCGGGGCCGCTGGCCGTGTTTCTTCGGGTGCGCTGTACGCTCTGAATTTACCTTCCCACAGGTCATTAGGGCGAGTGTTTGTCGTTATTTCTTTTGATGCTGCGCCGCTTAATGCGGATATAACATCTTCCGCCGATATGTTCTCCTGCTTGGCCTTTATGTCGGCCAACAGTCCCGAAAAGGTTTCACCGGCCATGTAGTCAGGGAAAAACTCTTTTGCAGCAACGGACGCTGTTACTTTTTGGCCGGTCTTTGGGTCTTTATATACCGCCGTAGCCTTCTCTGCAACGCCGGTTGAATCTTGCGTAAATGAGTACGACAACAGCCATTTGTCGCCGCGCTTGAACGTAAACTTCGATTTTACGGCTTCCAGCTTTGCCTCGTCGTAAATAATAATTGCGTTATTCATTACTTTTAATATTGCGCCCTGCTCGTCACATAACTCTTTCAGAAACGGGAGGTCTGCCTGTTCCCTCTGGTCTATGCGGTCGAAGAACGGGTCTTCGTCCAATTCATACTTAACCCACAGGCCATTATCCGCAGCGATTTGGTTTGCTATCGAGCTGAGATTTTCACCTTCCCAGCCCCTTGATTTTTCTCTAAGGCGTATGGGGGTATTGAGCGGGATTGACGCCGCCTCGATTGTCGCCGTTGACGGAGGCCCGTCAATTTTTACGCCGCTAACGTCAAACTTTCCGCATACCAAACGTACTGTTTCTCCCGGATTGTCCCACGAATCCGCAAAGATGGTCGTGGATAACTTTTGCCCGGCAG